TAGTCCATCAATAGTATTTAACTCAATACAATCCATGATACCTGTCAGAGATACACCAAGTAATCTTTCTTCTTCTGTATTGTTCTGCCATCTCTTTCTAAGATAACCAAAGTTTGTAAAGGTAGATTGTATTGTACCTAACATAGTAGCAAGTTTAACTTTCTTTGATAGTGTAGTCATAGTATCTGTAGAACGACATACAACTTCAGTTAAGTTACAGAATTGATTAGGTCTTAATATAATTTCACTACAAGGATTAGTACCAAAATCCCAATCAGCATCTCGTCTACCATTCTCAGCAGCTTTCTTTTGAGCAGATGCTCTATTAAACATACCTCTCTCACCAGATTTACTTTCATATAATGATAGCCATTCTTTCATAAAGATACCTGGATCTGGTTTCTCTGTATAAGCTACAGAGTTATTAGCTAATGCTCTCTCTGGATTAGTAGTCCACCATTCACCTGTCTTAGCTGTACGTATTCTTTGATCAGATAAGTTAGATAAAGATATAAGAGCTGATCTACGTACACCACCTACAACTACAACCTCACCTGTCTTACATACAATGTCATGGCATTCCATAGAAGACAGCTTTCTACCTCTAGCATTTTTAAATTTAAGAATAGTAAAGTCAAATAAATCTACAAGAGGTTGAGGTCCACTAGCTCTACCACCAAATGTTTTTAATCTTGTACCTGCAGGTCTAACTTTATTTACATCTATCTTAGGAACTCTACCTGTGTAGAGATAAGATATTAAATCTCTGAATCCTTTTGCCCAACCTTCTTTAGAATCAACAACAGATATAACATCTTCTGTATGTTCAAACTCTACATCAGGAACAGTAGGTAACTTATCTGCATACTGTCTTTCAACAGAGAAGCCTACACCTGTACCATTCATAAGTATATATAGTACTTCATCAAATGCTCTTGGACTATCAATAGGAATATAAGAACAGTTATAACCTGCTACATTCTCTCTATCTAATGCTTTACCTGATGTCATCAAGGCTCTCATACTTGGCATAACTTGTAATGAAAGTATACCTTCTTCTAAATCTTCCCACTCTTTCTTTTTTATTACACCATCATAATTATTATCTATGTGTTCTTTGAAGAAAGACACAAGTCTACTTACAGTTTCACTCCAACTCTCTCTTCTACCTTCGTCTTCTAACCAACGTGAATACCTAGACATATGTATAAATGATTGGTACTCAGTAGGTAAATAATTATTTCCTAGTAATGATGCCATTTATTTTTCCTTTCCATATTTCTTTTCTAATATTAACTCTGCATAGTGTATTACTTTTCTAATATCTTCTATGCCATTCTTTGTTTTATGTCGAGTTATATATTTTACCACATTACCCTCTAAGAAGTCAAGATTATTTTTAACAATATAATCTACAGGTTGTATAACACAATCTTTATAATGACTACCACCTATTTGTTTATCACTAGGTTTACCATACTCATACTCATACGTACCTTTTTTTATAGCTTCTTCTTCAGCATCTCTTCTCTTCATATATGCTCTATAACTTTCTTGAGACCATCCTCTATCTTGTTCAGGATTTATCCAAGACTCTTCTGATTCTTTGTCTGACATATTTTATTTCCTTTGAGTTAATTACTTTAATTGCAAAACTTCTTGTATACTGTGCATCCATACCTGCACTCTCACATATATATTCAAAGTTATCACATGTTACACCTACACTACAGAAGAACCAAGCACGAGCATTAGCTCTTTCAACACTTGTACGTGGTGATTCTACTTTAGTCTTTTCTTTTGTTGCATCTAACAATGCTTGAAATATAACAGATAAGAACAACATTCTTTCAGGACTGCTGTTCTCATGTTCCTTTATCTCTGTTATTATCTCAATGTATTCTTCATTCATTAGTCCTCTATTATTTCATCTCTAAATGTATCCTTTAACATAGATGCAGCTTCGTCTGCTTCAGCAGCTAACTTTATTTGTTTAATAAACTCATCAACAATTTGTCCATGCTCTCCTATGCCAACAGGATGTTGTAAGTATATACGTGCATTAGTTATAGCTTTATCTCTTTGTGATTCAAACTCAGCTAATGCTGTATCGTACATTGCTTTTTTAATTGCCATTTTGTACCTCCTTTCTTTATATATATTCTACTTTGATAATATCTTTATGTTTTGTTCTTATGCTATAACCTTTACCATTAGGTCTATCACTTCGTTTTTGATAACCACCTTTAGCTAATTTGTAAAGTGTTGATGCATCATAACCTGCTTTTTCTATTTCTCTTTTACCTTTAAAAATAACTATATCACCCTTTTCTTTTATACATTTTATAGACATCTTTGAAGTACTAGCATCACTTGCTTTTTGTCTTGCTTCTTCAGAAGAATAATATTCTTTCATAATTTTACTTAGCTTTTTACATCTTTCAGGATCTGTATACATCTCAACAGGTGGAAAAAATTTACCACCTACATATGAATTATAATAAGCAGGTTCATCTGTACCTTCTATCACAGCAGTAAGTACATCCCATTTTACTTGATAATACATTTCATAATAACGTAAACTTCTTCTGTTTTTATACTCTGCAATTACTTCAAATGTAAAATGTTCTTTACCTATCTTTTCTATATCTGCATTTAAATATTTAGATGATCCTGTATATATTTCCCACTTATGTTTTTTCTTTTTCTTACCCATAGAAAAATATTGTTTACAACCTACATATGCTTTAGTAGTTTTAGTATTTGTTATAAGATAAACAAACCCAAACTTATCTAGGTTAGGTACAAAAGGTTCATTAGTATCATACCTAACCCAATGACTTACCATGTTGTAACCTCTTCTACATTAGGAGCTTTTTTAACTTGCGTAAGATACCTGTTTCCATTTGCATAATTGAATACACGTAACCCTTTACCTTCATTCGCATCACTCCAACAAGTACGCTTATGTTCACAATAAAAGCAACCAAAAGCGAGCTTGCGATTGCCACTAGCACCATCAGGCACATCATCATAACACCTATCAGGTGGGTTAGTTTTATCCATTGCTCCTTTAAGATAGTCAATCCTTTCTTTAGCATTAATCATCTCCAAAGAATGAACAGGAGTTAAACATATGTTCCCATTCTGTTTATCTATTGCAAGAAAAGCAGCTTCATCTACTCCATTACCTTCAGCATAAGCAGAGATCTGTGCTATATAACCAAAGGGATCATCAGAGTATAACTTATTCTTAGAAAACTTTTCAAAACTTCTACCTGATGCACTCTTACAATCAACTAACACTCCATCTATTACACAGTCTTGATGTCCTTTTATTCCATTGACATGTACTGTTTTTTGTAGGTCAGTTACTGTATGTCCTGCAAGTCTTGAAAAAAGAATCAATAAGTCTTCTAACATATGACCATATAAAAACTTAACTCTTGTACTAGGTTCTAAAGGTTTAGGTTCTTCTTTAGAATTTTTGTCATACCATAATTGTCTAGCAGGTTTACCTATAGCAGAGAGTCTTAGGTTACGTCTCTTAACAGGCACCTCATTTAAAAAGTTTCTTAGTGTTTCTTTGAGACTCTCTGTAAAAGAATCTAAATGAGTATCAACTTCTTTCTCATCTAGCTCTACCTCTACAAGAGGATCAAACAAATCGTATATATCTTTTACTAAAGTATCAATAGATTTCATAATAAATAATGGAGAGATACTCGTTCAGTAGTACCTCTCCATCCTTTCATGGTTGGTTAAGAAGCGAAGGTTAGTTCTTCATCTGAATCTTCAGTTACAAATCCATCAGGAACTACTTCAAAAGCTTCATCTGCATCAGCATCTACGTTATAAGGTATTAAATTAGTTACCTGCACAGCACGTAAATCAGCAGAGACTCCAGAACGACCTTTGAACTCCCACTCATATGTACTATATAGTACATTTACTTCTGAACCATTACCAATCATAGTACTAGCAATGTTTCTTTTCGCAGCATCAACCACTTCAGGTTGTTTATTCATGTTACCATCTTTACGTCTCACTTTTCTTTTAATAGTAACAAAGCTACCACGATCATCACCTTTATTCTTTACATCTAATCCATCAGCTTTAGCTTGATTAATATTCTTCTCGTCAAGATTAGATACATCTATCGACCATACTCCATCTGAATCAAATGTAGTATTTGGACTAACTATACTAGCCCAATATGCGTTTCCTTTTAGTACACTCATTTGTGTTTTCCTTTCGTTGTTATTAATAAATGAATTATGACATACCTCTGAATTAATGTCAAGAGATTTTTTCATAATAAATGTTTTATTTAAATTAAGTATTAAACTCATCT